CAGAAAAAAAAATCTCTAAAGTAATGAGAGAATATAAAAAAGGAAAACTTCATTCAGGTTCTAAAAAAGGACCTAAAGTTAAATCTAGAAAGCAAGCTATCGCTATAGCTCTTTCAGAAGCGGGAAAATCTAAAAAAAAGAAAAGTGCTAAATAGAGGAGGATTTAAAAACATTATGAGTAAACCAGGATTGTACGCAAATATCAACAAGAGAAGAAAAAAAGGAATTAGTAGACCTAAATCAAAATCAACTATTACACCAGAAGCATATGCAAATATGAAAGCAGGGTTTCCTAAGAAGAAAAAGAAAAAAAATAAAAAGAAAAAATAATGGCATTAGAAGTTGAATTAGAAAAAAAGAAACTTGAATATACTAATGAAGACGGACAAAAAGTTCGTGTAGAAGTAGATCAAGAAGAAACTGAAAAAGAAGAAGAAGCTTTTTCTAGTAATCACTATTCTAATTTAGCAGAAGAATTAGATGAAAAAGAAGTAAGAGCACTTGGAAAAGATTTAATTAAAGCTTACGAAGATGATAAGTCTTCTAGAAAGCAATGGGAAGATCAATACGCTAAAGGATTAAAGATGCTAGGCGTAGTTGTAGAAGATAGAAGTGATCCCTTTCCTGGAGCATCTGGAGTTCATCATCCATTATTATCAGAAGCTGCAACTCAGTTTCAAGCGAGAGCTATCTCTGAATTATTTCCATCCACTGGTCCAGTTAAAACACAAATTATTGGAAAAGTAACAGATAAAAAAGTTTCACAAGCTCAAAGAGTTCAAGACTTTATGAATTATCAATTAACTAATCAAATATCTGATTATTTTAATGAGCTAGATCAAATGTTATTTTATTTAGCATTAGCTGGTTCTGCTTTTAAGAAAATTTATTATGATGATATGCTAGATAGGATTTGTTCTAAATTTGTACCAGCAGAAGATTTTGTAATTTCATATCAAAACTCTGATTTAGAAACTGCAGAGAGATATACGCAGATAATGAAAATGTCAAAAAATGAAGTTAGAAAATTTCAACTTTCAGGATTTTATAGAGATATTCCATTAAGTAAAAATCAAGACGGTGAGGGCAATGAAGACGTAGTACAACAAACAATAGAAAGATTAGAAGGTATGTCTGCAAGTCAAAGCGATCAAATTCATACTATATTAGAAGTTCATGCTAATTTAGATTTAGGAGAAGACGATATTGCATTACCATATATTGTAACTATTGATTATGATATGCAACAAGTTCTTGCAATCAGACGTAATTGGAAAGAAGATGATACTTTAAAAAGAAAAAGAACTTATTTTATTCATTATAAATATTTACCTGGTTTAGGATTCTATGGTTTTGGTTTAATCCAAATGATCGGAGGTTTACAACACGCTTCAACTGGTGCTTTAAGAGCTTTATTAGATTCAGCAGCATTTGCTAATTTAAATGGTGGATTTAGAGCTAAAGGTGCAAGAATTGAAGGTGGTGATATTACAGTATCTCCCGGAGAGTGGGTAGAAGTAGAAGCCTATGGTGACGACCTTAGAAAAAGCTTTATACCTCTTCCATTTAAAGAACCTTCACCTACTCTATTACAGTTACTTGGGGTATTAACTGAATCGGGAAGAAGATTTGCATCTATCGCAGATGCTATGATTGGTGATTCTGCAGGATCTGGTCCTGTAGGAACGACTATTGCTTTAATAGAACAAGGTTCTAAAGTATTTAGTGCAATTCATAAACGAATTCATCAAGCACAAGGTAGAGAGTTTAAATTAATATATGAATTAAATGGAGAATATTTAGATGATGAATATCCTTACGATGTTATTGGAGAAACTAAAAAAATTAGAAGAAAAGATTTTGATAGTGCTATCAGTGTTGTTCCTGTTAGTGATCCTAATATTTTTTCTCAAGCTCAACGTATAGCTTTAGCACAAACTGGACTTCAATTAGCACAACAAGCACCTCAAATTATAGATGTTAAAGAAGCATATAGAAGATTTTTACAATCATTAAATCTTCCTGATTATGAAAATTTATTAATACAAGATAATGAAGTTCCAAGACGTGATCCCGTGTCAGAGAATATGGCTATACTAAATGGAAAACCAATTAAAGTATTTGAAAACCAAGATCATGCTGCTCATATGGCAGTTCATCAACAATTTATGCAAGATCCTAGATTTGCAGGAAATGAACAAGCGAAACAAGTTTTATATGGACAGATGTTAGCTCATATAGGTCAACATATGGCATTTTTATATCAACAACAAATGCAAGCTCAACTTCCTCAAGGTGTTCCAGTTTCTTCTGGTACATTTAATATGGAACTTGAAGATGAAAAAGCTAAACCTAAAGAAATTTCTATAGAAGAAGAAAATAGAATAGCCGCGGCAGCAGCACAAGCTGCTCAAAGTTTAATGGGAAGTATGCCTATGTCTCCAGAGCAAGAAAAAATGCAAATGGATAAACAAGAGAAACAAGCTCAATTACAATTAAAAGCAGAAGAACTAAATATTAGAAAAGCAAGATTTGCAGAAGGTGTTAAAAATAGTGAAAGGACAAATGCTAGAAAAGATGCCGAAACAAAAGCTAAAATAGTGGAGACAGCATCGAAAGTAGCACGAATTGATAAATAATATGTCTGTTACAGCAGAAGAAATTAGACAAGCTAAAAAGTTTTTAGAAAATAAAAACTATTCTATTAAAAAAGTTAAACCAAGATTGTTTGCAATTGTATCAAAAGAACTTAAAATAAAATTTAGTGATTTACTAAATAAATTTGAGAAAGAAATAGAGAATGGAAAGACTACTACAAGCGATTAAAAAAGAAATTAAAAATCATAAAGATGATTTAAGTAATAATTTATTATCAAAAGGTGTAGATAATATAGAAGAATTTAAACGTGTGTATGGATATGCACAAGGTTTAGATAAATCACTTCAAATAATAAATGAAGTAATTGAAAAATATCAGAAAGGACAAATAGAAGACAATGATTAGTAATGAAGCATGGGCTACAGAGAGTGATATACCCACTCCTGATATAGTTCCACAACCTGTTGGGTATAGAATATTAATTAGACCTAGATCATCTATTGAAAAAACAAAAGGTGGTATTATTTTAACTGATACCTCTAAAGATAGTCAATCTTATTTAAATTCAGTAGGTCAAGTAATAGCTATGGGAAATGAATGTTATTCCAATAGAGAAAAACCTTGGTGTAAAGTAGGAGATTGGGTTATTTTTGGTAGATATGCAGGTGCTAGAATATCTGTACAAAAAGTGAAAATGGTGTTATTAAATGATGATGAGATAATAGCAACATTGGACAATCCAGACGTTATATCTCATCAAATATAATATACGTTAGCAAGTAGGCTAATGCAACACATAGGAGAAACTATGATAGACGAAGAAAAACAAGAACAGAAAGAAATAGAAGTAAAACTAGATGAAGCAAATGAAGATAAAGAGGTAGAAATACCTGCTAATCCTTTAGATGCTTTAAAACAAGATGTGGATAATGGAGATTTAGATGATCAACCAGAGGAAAAAGAAGAAAAACCTCAAGTTGAAACTAAAAAAGTTCCAGAATATTCAGATGATATGCCATATTCTGAAAAAGTTCGTAAAAGAATTGCTAAAGAAGTGGCAAAAAGAGCAGAAGCTGAGCAAAGAATAGCTGAATTAGAAGAAAGACTTGCTGAAACTGAAAAGAAAACTTTTGATATAGCTTCAAAATCACTTTCTAATCAATTAAAAAGTGTTTCTGCTAGTTTAAAACAAGCAATTGAAGATGGAGATACTGATAAACAAGTACAGTTATATGAAAGTATGGCTGATATTCGTAATCAATTATCAAAAACTGAAGAATATTCTGCTCAAACACCTAAAAAAGATGCTAAAAAAGAAGTTAAAGCTCCTCCTTTAGCAGCAGATTGGGTAAAATCTAATTCTAAATGGTTCAATAAGCCTGGTTATAGAAAAGAAACAGCTATGGCATATGGAATTGATGCAGAATTGACAGAAGAAGGTTGGGATGTAAATGATCCTGGTTACTATGAAGAAATGGATAAACGACTAAAAGATAGTGGTTTAAGTTATTTCACAAAATCAGAGGAAAACACTTCCAATTCTGAAAAAAATGTAGTACAAAAAGCTAACAGAGTGCAATCTCCAGTTGCTGGAGTTTCTCGTAAAAAAGGAACTGACAGTAACAGAGTAAAGCTAACTTCTGATGATTTAGCAACAGCTAAAACATTCGGAATCGATATTAACGATGAAGCGGCACTAAAACGGTTTGCTAAAGAAGTAAAAAGCTTTAGCACCAATACGTGAACTGAAAGGAGCACGACATGAATAAAGACAATAAAATAAAACACGAAACTAGAGTAGAGGAATCTGCTAAAGTTTCAAGTTGGCGCCCAAGTAATTTACTTGAAGCACCTGAAGCAAGACCTGGTTTCAAACAAAGATGGATTGCAACTATGGTATTAGGACAGGAACAACCAACAAATGTTGCTAAACGATTGAGAGAAGGTTGGCAACCTCGTGATCCTAAAACGGTCAAGAATGCTACACATTTTCCAACGATTGAACATGGCAGATTTGCTGGTTTTATTGGAATTGAAGGAATGGTACTCTGTGAAATGCCAGAAGAAATGGTAAATCAACGTAATGAATATTACGCACAAATGACTGAAAACTTAATGAGATCAGTTGAATTAGATATGCATAGAGTAGAACAGCCTGGAAATCCAATTACAAAAAGCTTCAAGACAGAAGTTACTAGAGGTGGCTTTAAAGAGTAACTTAACTAGGAGGCTATTAACATGGCTAATATCGATGCACCTAACGGATTTACTCCGTTAAGACATTTAACTGGTGGAGTTGTTCGACCTCAAGAATACTTAATTGCTAATGCTTATGCAGCAAATCTTGCAAGTGGAGATTTAGTTGCTTTAGCTAGTGATGGTACTATCAATAGAGCTACAGCTGGCGGAGTTGCGCTAGGTGTATTCTATGGAGCAGAGTATATCGAAAACTCAACAGGTGACGTGAAATTCGTCAAAGTTTGGAACACGGGAACAGCAGTAAAAACTAACACTTCGGTGAAAGCTTATGTTTACGATGATCCAAATATCACTTACAAAGTACAAGGTAACGGAACTTTCGCAGCGGCTAACGTAGGCGAAACTTGTAACGTAACTATTGGTACTTTCAACGCAACTTTCGGATATTCAACAGACGAAGCAGATCTTGCTACATTAGGTACAGGAGCTCAAGTCTTGAAAATATTACGATTGATTGATGAACCAAACAACGCAGTCGGTGCGAATGCTAAATTAGAAGTTATTATTAATAACTCTAACTACGGTACACGTACTGCTGGTGTTTAATTATAGGAGCTAAAAGACTATGGCATTAAATAGAGCCCTGTTTACCAAACAGCTCAACCTAGGTTTAAATACCGTGTTTGGTATGGAATATGATAGATATCCAGAACAATGGAGAGAAATCTATTCTATTGAGCAATCTCAAAAAGCTTTCGAAGAAGACGTGCAAATGATCGGATTCGGAGCTGCACCAACTAAAGCTGAAGGTGCTGCAATTTCGTATGACTCAGGCCGAGAAGGCTTCGTTTCTAGATACGTGCATGAAACTATCGCTTTAGCGTTTTCAATTACTGAAGAAGCTGAAGAAGATGGTCTGTACGGATCTTTAGGAGCTAAGTATGCTAGAGCCCTTGCGAGATCAATGCAACATACTAAAGAAATCAAAGGTGCAAACATCCTTAACAATGCAACTACTACTTCAGTAGGTGGCGATGGCGTGGCTTTATTGTCTGCTTCTCACCCACTAGGCGGTGGAGGAACTGCTTCGAACACTTTATCGACACCAGCAGATTTATCAGAAACTTCTTTAGAGCAGTTACTGATTCAAATCTCTACTACTGTCGATGACAGAAGTATTCCAATTGCATTAAGTGGACAAAAGCTAATCGTTCCACCTCAATTGGTGTTTATTGCAGAAAGAATCCTTAAGTCTAATTTAAGACCAGGAACTGCTGACAATGACATCAACGCAATGAGAAATATGGGTATGATTCCTGGCGGAGTTGCTGTTAACCAGCGATTAACTGACCCGGATGCATATTTCATTATGACTGATTGTCCAGATGGAATGAAGCACTTCGTAAGAGCACCAATCAAAAAAGCTGTTGAAGGCGATTTTGAAACTGGTAATCTAAGATACAAAGTTAGAGAAAGATACTCTTTCGGTTTCACTGACTGGAGAGCTATTTTCGGTTCTGAAGGAGCTGCTTAATAACTAATTTATACTAGGCGTAGCAATACGCCTAGTATATTAACCCTA